ATGCCAGACCGTACAACCACCACCGAGCTCCGCGGCCTCCTCGCAGCCGTCCTCGAAGCGCTCGCCATCCCGCACCCGGCGACGATCGGCGACAGCGAGGCTCACGGCCAGATCATGACCGAGCGCGTCATGCACGCCCGCATCGCCCTGGAGAGAGTCCTGAAGAAGGGCGACGATCCCGGGTGGTCCGCCGACTACCTCCGGGCGCGCCTCGCCGAACACCCGCCCACCGGGTACCGGCACGCCGGAGAGCCCGCGCACAGCGGCGGTGAGGCCCGATGAGCACGCCCCGCACCGTCACGGTGCCCACCATCGACCACGGGCCCCTCACGCTCGACTGCCCGGACTGGTGCGTCGGCCACGACCGCAGGCCCCAGTACCGCACGGACGTCACCCACTACAGCCCCGAGCATCTGCTGACGCACGACGGGCAGCCCCTGCTCGTCGTCGTCCTCGCTCAGGCCCCGTTCACCGAGACCGGGAGCCGGGAGGTCGGCGCCTACGTTGAGCAGACCGGCGCCAGCGGCACCTACTCGCCCGTCGGCCTGGACGCGCTCGCCGCAACGTTGGTCGAGCATGCTCGCGAGCTGCGATCTATCGCCCGCCGCCTGGCTGTCCTGAGGGAGGTCGGCCGGTGAAGAACCTCAACCCGTCACGGGCCCTGGCCGTCGCCGCGGGCCTGGTCATCATCGCCCTGACCGGCGCGGCGTTCTGGCTCTCGTACGCGCACCTCGCCGAGGTCGCCCTCGGGCACGGCCTGCGGAAAGCCCCGGAGCGCGCATGGGCGTGGCCGGCGACCCTGGACCTATTCATCGTCGCGGGCGAACTGCTGATGCTTCGGGCGGCGCTGGCGAAGCGCGTCGACTGGTGGGCCATCGGCCTCACTGCCGCCGGCTCCGTCGGCTCCATCGTGCTGAACGTCGCCGGGGTTACCGGCTCCCGTGACCCGGGCGCCGTGCCGCTCCTCGACTATGTGGTGGCCGCGGTACCGCCCACGGCTGCGCTGCTGGCGTTCGGCGCCCTGATGCGGCAGATCCACCAGGCCATCGCCGACCGTACCGAGGTGACCGCTCCGGTGACCGTGGAGCGGGCCGACGTCGAGCCGCTGGAGGTGGTCATCCCGCCGGTTCCCGCGCTGGAGGCTGGAACGTTCTGGAGTGACACGAAGGCGTCCGATCTGTCGATGAAGCTCACCAATGCCGTATCGGCCGTACAGCACCGCGAGGTGGTCACCGAGCAGATCACCATCACCCCTGCCGACCTGCGCAGGAAGGCCCGCGCACTGCACCGGCAGGTGGTCAGGTCGGGCGGGCGTGGGGTGACCATCGACCAACTGCGGGACGCCTTCGGGCTCTCGCGCCGTGAGGCTACCGACCTGCGCCGTGAGGTGGTCATGGCGGAGCTCGTGACGGGGGGCCAGTCATGAGCGAGCTGGAGAAGGCCGCCCGCGAGGCGGTCGAGGCACAGGCCAACGGTGAGCAGCTGGCGCTCATCGCCGCGGTACTCCAGGCGCAGCAGCTGGTACAGCAGCAGGCCGCCCCACAGCCGGCGCCCGGACAGCAGTCGTCGGGCAGCGCGGCGAAGTGGGTCGGTATCGGAGTCGGGGCGTCCGTCTTCCTGATCACGGTGGCCGTGTCCGCGGTCGCCGTCGCCATCAGCGCGGTGGCGCTGACCATCTGCGTCCTCGTGCTGCGCGGCATGTGGACCGACATGCGGAAGGGCAAGTGACCATGGCAGACCGCATCTACACCGGAGCCGAGCGCCGCCGTCGCGCGGGCCTGATCCTCCGCGGGTCAAAGAAGGCCCTGGCCGGGATCGAGGACGCCCGGATCGAGAGCGCCATCGAGCGCATCGACACGGCGGCGGCGGAGCGGTTCGGCCGCGAGGCTGCCGCGGCACGGCAGCAGCTGGAGCAGGCCAAGCAGGCGACGGCCGCCGCGAAGGTCGCGGAGCGGGCAGCGAAGCGCGAAGACCGGCAGGCCGCCAGGAAGGCGCGCGAGGCCGCGCAGGACGCCGAACGCCGCGCCGAACGAGCCGCACGCCGCTACCTCTGACACAGCCGCGGGGCGGCCCCAATCCGGGCAGGAGCCGGGCCGCCCCGCGCACGTCCCCTGAAGGAGACAGCACCATCATGACCGTTGTTGAGCTGTTCAAGGAGCCCCAGACACCGGCCCGGTCGTCGTCGTGGCGCCGCGCGGGCCGCCGGGTGCGGGTCGTCGTCACGCACGACCGCACCCGTACCGCCGGCCGTGTGGCCGTACGGCACGGCATGTACGTGGTCGGCGGCACGAAGGTGGTCGTCCGCCGGGCATGGGACGGCCGCACCGCCGCACGGTACGAGCGGATGATGCGCGCGGCGGAGGCCGCAGGGAACATGGACCTGGCGAAGGAGTGGGAGGAGCGCGGACGGGCGTTCCGGGCCGCGCGGCATCAGCGGCGCATGGACCTGCTCACGGCCCCGCAGCGCCTCGCCAAGGGCGCGCTCGTCGGCACCGCCGCCGGCACGGTCGGGCTGGTCGCCCTCGGGGGCGTCATGGCCGTGCACAGCGGCGAGCTCGCCGACGTCGCCGTACCGGTCACGGCCACCATTGAGCTCATTCACTGGCTGGTCGTCATCGCCGGAATCGTGTGGGGCCCGCTTGTGGCCCTCGCTCCGTGGCTGCTGCTCGCCGCCGTGTGGGCTGTGGGCCGGCAGCAGCAGACCGCACCCCAATGGGCGCTCCCCGCGACACAGCGGGACGACGGAGGGCCGATCACCCCGTCCGTGGTCGTCCTCGCCCTGCGCGACCTGGGTATCGCGCCGCTGCGGAACGCCATCAAGGACATGGGCGACGCCGGGGCCGGGATGCTCGGTCCCATCCGGATCGCCGGGTGCGGTGTGGAGGTGGACGTCACGCTGCCCACCGGGGTGAGCACCGAGGAAGTGCAGGGCCGGCGACGGAAGCTCGCGGAGAACCTGTCGCGGCATGAGCACGAGGTGTTCATCACGATCCCGGAGGCCGCCCGTACGGTGCGGCTGTGGATCGCCGACTCCGGGGCCCTGGACGAGCCGATCGGCCCGTCCCCGCTCGTCCTGGACGAGACCACGACGGCCAACTACCAGACCGGGCGGGCCCCGTGGGGGCAGGACCTGCGCGGCGACGCAGCGGCCATCAGCCTTTACCAGCGGCACCTCCTGATCACGGGCCTGTCGAACCAGGGCAAGACCGCCAGCCTGCGCGCACTGGCCCTGTGGCTGGCGCTGGACACGGCCCCGGAGTTCCGCATCGGCGACCTGAAGGGCGTCGGGGACTGGGCCATGTTCGAGGGCCTCGCCACGGTGCTCATCGAGGGCCCGACGGACGAGCACGTCATGGCCGTCACCGAGATGGTCGAGGAAGGCGTCCGCGAGATGGAGCGGCGCCTGGTCGCGCCGAAGGGCACGACGTTCCCGCCGCTGGTGCTGATCGTGGATGAGGCGCAGGTGGCGTTCATGTGCCCGGCGAAGGGCGCCGACGGGCGCCCTTACGGCGGCACGAAGGCCACGTCCCGGTACTTCATGGCCGCACGGAAGATCCACAACCAGGGCCGTGCCGTGGACGTGATGCTATGGCAGGGCACGCAGGACCCCACGGACCAGAACCTGCCGAAGCTGGTCCGCGAAGGCGCCCACATCCGCGCCTCGCTGGTCGTCGGCACGGAGGCTCAGGCCAAGATGGCGCTCGGGGACAAGGCCGTGGACGGCGGCGCCGCCCCGCACAAACTGCGCCAGGGCCTGGACAAGGGCACGGTCGTGGTCGCTGCCGGCGACGCGGTGAAGGTCCCCGCCGGTCAGCCGTCCATCACGATCCGCACGCACTACGTGGACGACGAGCAGGCCGCGGCCATCGCCGACCGGGCGAAGGCGCTGCGCGACGGAGTGGCCACGGTGTCCCGGCTGGCGGTCGTGGAGTCCGTGGACGCGCTCGCCGACGTCGCCGCGGTCCTCGGGACGACGCCACGGTTGCGCACGCAGGAAGTGCTCCAGCGGCTCGCGGAGCGGAACCCGGGCGAGTACCGAGAGTGGAAGTTCGGCGACCTGCGGGACGTCCTCGAAGCGGCCGGCGCCGCACCGCACAAGTCCGACGGGGTGATGGTCGTGGACCGGCAGAAGGTGCACGACGCGATCGCGGAGCGAGACGCGAGCTGAAGAGAGGCAGCAGGGAGGCAGGGAGTTCTCCCTGAGCGCCTCCCTGTACGGCAATCCCTGGCCTGATCAGCGCAGATGACTACTGAGGGAGGCAGGGAGGAGGCCCCCGATCACGGAGACGTGCACGTGATCGGGGGCCTCTCTCGTGCCCCGCCCGGCCCGAGGGGGACGGGAATCCGGCGAGACCGGTCGGGGCTGCTGGCAGCGGGCGCCCTGTCTTGCTCGCCGTCGGACGCCCGCCGTACCGCCCGGGGTGCCTACTTCGGGCGGCGGCTCTTCGGGGCCGGTCGCAGTCCGCTGCGCTCGTTCTCCCGCACCAGCCCGGCCGCGACCGCGCGGGCCTGCTCCTCATCGGTCGCCGGCCGCAACCGTCCCGCGCGGATCGTCGCCTCGCCTACCAGCCCGGGCCGCGCCGCTCGCCCGTGGTGGAACCGGAGGCGGTACATGTCGCCACCGAGGTCCATCGTGATCAGCCCAGTTCGGCCGTCGGTCGTCGTGGTCGCGTAGTCCCAGCGCTTCATGCCCTCGCCTCCAACCGAGTCGGGAGACGGTGCTGCTCGCGACACGGGGCGCAGGCGTACAGCGGTACCGGCGGGCCGGACTGCCGCTCCACGGCGGACACGAGCCGGGCGCTCCCGGAGGGCCCTTTGTGCCAGTGGCAGTAGTTGTGCGTGTCCGCGTGTCCGCCCGCGGCCAGCTGGATTCCCGTCTCCATGGCCAGGACCGTAGGCACCAGGGCGAATCAGAGACGTGCGTGATTCTCGAATATTCTCCGCCCGCCCCAGTCGATTCGTGGGGATGCTCAGGCGAGGTCGAGAGCGGCCCTCGCACGGGCTATCAGGCGGTGCGCCGCCGGCCCGTACACGGCCGCTTCGCTCAGCAGCGACCACACCCGCCCGTACAGGGCGATGTCCTCGCTCGTGTCCAGCCAGAGCTCCGCATGCCAGTCCTCCACGATCGCCAACCGCTCGTCGTACAGCCAGAACCCGGGTCCCGGAGGGATGGCGACGGGCGCCCCGAGAGGCACGATGCCGAGCCGCACGGTGTCCAGCCCGATCACCCCGGCAAGGCGGTCCAACTGCGCGGCGAGGACGGCCGGCGGGCACACACGGGCGTGGAGCGCGGCCTCCCACATGACGATCTCGAACGTCCGGCCAGGCTGGTAGAGGATCTCCTGTCGGCGTAGGCGGGCCCGTACGGCGTCGTCCACGTCCCGCGGGGACTGGTGCAGCTCCGCGTACCGGGTGAACACGGCGCGGGCGTAGTCGCCGGTCTGGAGAAGCCCGACGACCATGGCGCCTTCCCACGCGCGGAGCAGCGTGGATCGCTCGTACTCCACGGTGAGCGCGTCCTGTACCGGACGGTGCCCGGCGCGGAGTTGCCGGCGCCAGGAACGCGAGCGGGATTCCAGGCCTTGGAGGCGGGCCTCCAGCTCGCCAGCGGCTGACGGGTGCCCGGCCGCGTCGGCCCATGCGCGCACGTCGTCCGCGGTAGCCGTCTGGCGGCCGGTCTCCAGCTTGCTGACCTTCGACTGCGTCCAGCCGAGCCGGGTGGCGAACTCGCGGCCGGTGAACCCGGCTCCGGTGCGCAGCTCTCGCAGCCGCGCACCGAGCGACACCCGGGACTGCTGGAAGTCGGTGGTCACGTGGGCACGGTAGCCGCTACGCCTGGTCGTACGGGGTGGCGTGGTGCCAAGCGGCCTCGCGTGCCTGTACGTATGGCAGCACCTCCACGGGGCTCGTGATGAGCTCCACGCCGGTCATCTGGTCCGCATCATCGAAGTGGAGCAGCGCGACCACGCGCGCATCGAAGATCCAGAAGTCCTCACGAGGGAGCCGCAGGTCCTCGGCCTTCGCACGCGGCAAGGTGCGGATGTCCTCGCCCACCGCGGCGTTCCGGCGGGCGTTGTCGAGGAGGTACCGCTGCCCCTCGGTCGGCGGTTCATCGAGGATCCGCACCCGCTCGAAGCGCTTCCCGAGCGCGGCCTGCTCGCGGCGCTCCGCGGACCACGGGTCATCGAGGTCCCACGTGACCGTCTGGCCGGCGGCGAACTGCCGGTAGGTGTCGGTGGCCTCGTCGGAGGCGTAGCGGCGGCGGGTCTCCAGCCGCCACGCGGAGTGGCGCAGCCTGGTGAACATGCCGTCGAACTCTTCGAAGGTGATGAACTGCGGCACGCGCACGGGCTCCTTCGGGCCGAAGTTGGCGAGCAGTTCGCGGGGCACGGTCACGGCCCCCTCGTCGGGTGTCAGGTGGTCGAGCTGGGCGAGATCGGCAGGGTCGGTCACGCGGTCGCCCTGGACGACGTACGCCCCGCCCTCGGTCTCGTACAGCGTGGGGCAGCCATTGTTCCCCGAGTTGGTGCCGACCTTGCGCAGGCGCCTGGCCATGGTTCCCCCTTCGGTTCGGTGTGTGCCGCGCACCGTAGCCGTAGGCTCCCCAGTGGCGACAGGGCGCCGATTTCGATCCGCAGCCTCCATCCATGCCTCGACCTTCGCGAGGTCGAAGCGCTTCTGACGGCCCGCGAACGGCTCCACGGGCATCCCCTGCCTGATCCACTTCAGGACCTGCCAGTCCGAGACGCCGTAGCGCGTCTCCAACTGCGGCTGGGAGAGGAGGGGGAGGAGGCCGGCCGGCAGGGGGACGACACGATCACTCTTCCGCGGCACCGGCGGCCTCCCGTTCGTGCCAGGCACGGACCGCCGCGAGGTCGAAGCGCCGGCCGCGGAAAGCCGTCGGCTCCACGGGGCAACCGGCCTTCACCCACTCGTTCACCGTCCAGTTCGAGACGCCGTAGTACCGCTGAAGCTCGTCGGTGGTGAAGAGCGGTATCAGCCCGCCGGGCAACGGCCGCGCGTCGTGCTCATGGAGACACATGCTCCATGTCTCCCCGCAGCGGCCCGGCTAGGCTCTACACGATCGTGGGGATTACCTTTGCCCTGCGCCAGGGGTTGGGCAGAGCCAGCCCATGAACCCTACCGAGCGCTCCCTCCGAGCACGGCTGGCCGTGCACACCAGCTGGGCCAACACCCTCGACCCCGCGGCCCGTACCGCGCCGGCTCGTAAGGCCGCCGCCACCCGGTTCGAGAAGCAGGCCCGCGAGCTGCACCCCGAGGCGACGGACGAGCAGATCGCCCGCGTCGCGGAGCACCTGAAGAAGGCGCACTACACGCGGATGGGCCTCGCGTCGGGGAAGGCCCGGAGGACAAAGGCGACCAAGCGCCGGTAAGTCCGTGTTGTCGGGGGATATCTCTACGCTTGCATGATGGCCCTACACGGGAGGTCAGATGCCAGAGATAACCGAGCGCCACTGCCGTCGTTGCCGCCAGCGCTGCCGCCGCGGCTGGCTCCGCGTTCATGAGCAAGGTCAGATCAAGGCAGCCGGAGCAAACCTCGAAAGTCCAGGTGAAACCGTCTACTGCTCCGAGCGCTGTCTCCGCACCCAGTTGCTGGAGGCGGCTGGGAACATGCAGCTCATCGTGGATCTTCAACGGCAAGTGGACGGGCTGAAGGGACAACTGCACGACAAGCGTCATCACTGGGACTACGACGAGCAGGAGATCAACAGCTTGAAGGAGCTCCTCTACTCCGTCGCTGATCAGGCGAAAGCCATCCAGGAGGGGAATCTGGCCGAGGCGGAGCCTGGAAGCGAAGACGCTGAACGGTTGCGCATCGTCGCCACCAACATCCTGAGCCTGCTCAGGCCAGTGCTGCGCCGCACCTGACGATGAGCGCCCGGCCCTCATTCCAGGGCCGGGCGCCGCCTCGCTACGTGACTACGCCGCGGCGGTGTGCCTCCGCGCGTACATGCTGCGCCGCAGCCTGCGCTTCCGCCACGTACTGCCGCTCTTCCGGACTCAGATGCTCAGGCAAGGGCTCAGGCCGCCCGCGCCAATCGAGGAGCCAGTCAGCTTTCCAGGGCAGGGGGTACTGGTCTGCGTGGGCGTAGAGGTCCTCCTCCGGGAGCACGCTGCCAGCGAGGATCATGTAGCGACCGCCGACGTCATGCCGGTCGCAGACCATCAGCACATAGGCGGTGGCGAACTGGTGGTGTCGGGCATCGCCGCCGAGGTCCGTCTCGTGCGGCTCGTTGAGCTCGCGGGACAGCCATTTCGCGGGTGGAACAGCACCGAGGCTCATGAGAGTCCTCTCAACACGCTCATCCCGAGCGACAGGCCCCGCGCCTACCACCAGAGTACGACCATGCACCGACAGCGTTCCCCGGTACGACAACGCCCGGCTCCTCGCGGTGAGGCGGCCGGGCGTCGGCGGGACTGGGTGTCAGTTCGCGGGGGGCAGCCCGAGGCGACCGACACGGGCCCGCTCTCCTGGGCTCAGGGCGGCCCATTCGGCGTTGCTCGGGCGCCAGTCATCGGCGACCGCGGGCACGGCGGCCACGACGCGCGTGGCGCTCGCGTCCGGGGCGTCGAACAGTCCTCGCAGCTCCGCGGCCAGGGTCAGGTCCGGCAGGCCGAGGGCGACCGCGGCGGCGACCAGTTCGGCCGGCGGCACTGCGGCGATGGTGCGGCGCGGCTCGTACACCGTCACGGCCCGCTCGTTGCCTGAAACCTTGTATCGGCTGCGCATGTGCGCGAGGCGGTCGCGCAGGTCCGGGTACTCGCGGTACAGCTCATCGGTGATGCTGCCCACCTTGGTGCCGATGGTGTGCACGCGGGTCTGCCGCTCCTCGGCAACGCCGACGAGATGGGTTACGGCCTCGGCAACGGCCCGGACGGCGGTGGCGAGTTCCGCGGGGTCGTCGGTGTCGACCAGCCGGCGGGCGTCGTCGGCGGCGGTGCGGGCGCGGGCGTCGCGGTCGGCGTCCAGGGCTGCGGCGAGGCGGCGCTCCGCGGCGGTGATGCGTAGGGCGGCGAAGTCGGCGAGCTGCTGGGCTTCGGCGAGCTGCTGCGGGGTGACGTCGGGGTCGCCTTCGCGTACGCGGTCGGCGAGGGCGTCGGCGAGTTCGCAGGCCTCGGCCGTCTCGGTGCGGGCGGTGTCGAGGGCGGCGCGGGCGGCGGCCGGGCTGAGGGTGTCGATGGTGGTCACTGCTGGCCCTCCTTCTGTGCGGTGCGGGCGAGTTCGAGAGCGCGGGCGGCGACGCGCTGCTTGTACGGCTCGGGGAAGGCGTCGTAGGCGGGGGTGCCGTACAGCTTCGCGTCGGCGTCCAGGCGGGCCAGTGAGGCGCCCTCAGACGGGTTGCCCCCTGCCTGGTAGTGCTGGCTGATGGCCGTGGTGAGGTCCATGTGGGGTGTCCCCTCTGCGGTAGGCGTCCAGGGACGCGCTGTCTACGAGCCAGACCGGGCCGGCGCGGCGGGCTCGCAGCCGGCCCGATCGGGCCAGGCGCCGCGCGTACTCGGGGCTGCACTCCAGGAGTTCGGCCACTTCCTGCGCGGTCAGTTCCACCGTGGCAGGCCGCACCGTGGGGGTTCCGGCGGCGGAACCGGCAGGATGGCGGGCGTGCTGCTCGTCGGCCGCGTGGAGGGCGTACAGCAGTTGTCGGACGGCCGGGGACACCTCGCCCCCGTCTGCCCTCATGCGGGCGGTGAGGTCACGCATCAGGGCGCGGAGCACCTCGCCCGCCACGGCAGGTGGCACGAGGACCGACCCGTCCGGGCGTACGAGGTGCCGTGCCCCGGGCGGCAGTTCAGGCCGCGTCGTCACCGCGAGGGCCGTTCTGCGGGCGTCGTGCGTCGAGATCGGCCAGCACCGCCGCGGCCCGCTCGCTGCCCTGCCGTACCCCCTTGCGCAGGGTCGCCCGGAGCTTGTCCTCCGCGGCCTTCAACTCGCGCTGGTGACGTGTGCTGGCGTTCTCCGCTGCGGTCGCATCGTCGGCGAGGCGTTCCAGGTGTCCGGCTGCTTCGTTCACGATCGCGGACAGATGCTCCAGCAAGGCGGGGTCGTGGCGTACGGCTTCTTTGTTCAGCCGGGCACATCCGCGCCTGAACCGGGCCTGCGCGGCGTTCAGTCGGTCCCGGCCGGGATACGCGGGGGTGGGGGTGTCGGGCATGGGGTTCTCTCCTCGTGACGTGTCCCGCGGGCGATGCGCGCGGGGGGCCGGTAACCGGATCAGCGCGGAGTACTACGGATGTAGTAGGGGAGGGTTAGGGAGCCTTTTCCGAAACTCGCTACGCGTGCGCGCCTATGGAGAAACCGGGAAACCCTCCCCAACCCTCCCTTCCGCAGGTCAGAAGGGTTCTTCACTGGGCTCGTCGGCCCCGTTGAGCATCAGGCCGATGTAGGTCATGACCCCGCTGCGCTTCCTCTTCTCGAAGCCGCGGGCCTGCAACGAGGCGGCGAATGCGACCTCGGAGCCGACCTCTTCGGCCTTCATGCCAGCGCCGTGGCACCACCTAGACCAGGCGCCGTAGAGGTCGCGGGCCTTCACGACCCCGTGGGTGTTCGTGATGGTCCGCTCGTTGAGGAAGCGTCCGAGGGCGTCGGAGTCGGCCTGATACGCCTCCGTGCGGGCGCGTACGGCCTCGGGCGGGTTCAGGCCCTGGTCCTGGTACTCCTTCCAGCCCTTGTGGATCCAGGCGAGGACCGCGTCAGAGGCTGCCTTCAGCCGCCCGGGGAGGTCGCCGTCGCGCTCCTCCGGGGGAATCACGACGTCGAAGGGGACGACGAGGATCCGGCGCCACACCGCCGGGTCGTCTCCGGAAACGGCCGGCAGATGGTTCGTGAGCATGATCAGGGTGTGGGACGGATCGAACGTGATGGGGTTCTTGTGCATCAGGTTCGCCTCGATCTGGTCGCCACCGACCAGCCGTTTCATCATCGCCTCGGCGAACTTGCGGCCCTTCTCCGTCTCAGAGCAGAACGCCAGGCGGGCGCCGCGGAGCCGCATCTTGAACGCGCCGTGCCGCTCGTGCTTGGACTCCATGAGCATGGCCGGGTCGATCTCGATGGCGTAGTCCCCGAAGGCGGCCATGACCGCGTCGCGGAGTGTGCCCTTACCGTTCGCCCCCGCTCCGGTAAAGATTGGCATGACGTGCTCGGTGACCTTCCCGAGCATCGCGTAGCCGAAGAGCCGCTGAACGAAGGCGCGCACGTCCTCGTCGGGGAGGATCCGCTGGAGGAACTCCTCCCACTCCGGGTACGTCCGGCCGCCGACCCTACCGCCGGCCACCTTGGTGATGAGGTGGTCCCGGCTGTTGGCGATGACGTTCCCGGTGCGCAGGTTGAGCGTGCCCGCGAGGGTGTTGAACAGGTACGGGTCGGCGTCCAGCTTCCGGGACGCGGTGGAGACCGGCGGCAGGGCCGCAGCGATGCGCAGTATCCCCTCCAGCCCGGCCGCTGACTCGGACTTGCGGGCGTCCTGGTACAGGGCGTCTCGCTCGTGCTTGTCGAGGGCAGCCAGGCTGCTCAGGGCGGCCTTCACGGTGTTCACTGCGGCCCGCATGTCCGCGCGCTCCTCGTCGGCCTTCCAGCGGGCACCGTCCCACTCGTGCCAGCCGATGCCGTGGACGTGCCGCAGGTGGTCCGCGTGCTCGTGCACGAAGCGTTCGGCCATGCGGAGTTGCCCGCGGTGCTCAACGTTTCCCGTCGGCCTGTCGGTCAGGGTCGGGTCGTCGTCAAGCCACTTCGGGTCGTCGGCGTCCGACAGGCCCGCCGCGAACACGTCCACGTGCTCAGGCGACAGGCCGACGGGCTCGTACGGGGTGGTCACTCGGCTTGCTCCTGACGAAAGGTGAGGTACCGGCCGGGCTGGCCCGGGATGGCGATGGGCGGCCATCCGGGGCTCGCGCGCAGCTGGTGCGGGGGCCGGTGTGAGGCGCGTGCGGCGGCGATGCGGCGTTCCTCCGCGGTCTGTCGGGCGGCGAGCGACCGGCTTTGCCTCGCGGCGTACGCGTCGGCGTCGGCGGTGATCTCGTGCCACCACGCCTCGGGGTCGTTGTCCATGAGGTCGTCCAGGCGCTGCCGTTCGGCCTCGGCGCGGCGGTACAGCTCGGCGGCCTCCAGCGTGGCCGCGTAGCACCGCGGGTCGCGGGGGTTGAGCTGGAGCCATTCCGGGGTGCCGTAGCGGGGCCAGTCATCGACTCCGAGCGCGGCGACCTGGGTCTCTGCCCGGAGGGCAGTGATGTCGCCGGCCATGGCGTGCTCGGGTACGGCGCGCAGGGGCCGCCCCCGCCCCGCGTGAGCGAGGAGAGGGCGGCTGTCGGTGCGGCCGGTCACTGGCCGACCTCGCGGACGAGCATGTTCAGTGCGGTCCGCAGGGCAAGCGCCATGCCCTTGGGGTCGGCGCTGAGCTTCAGCGCGTCCTCCATGGCCCGGGTGGCGCTGGCGAACCGCTCGTCGGCGTACGCCTTGTCGAGGCTGTGCTCCCCGACGAGGGCGAGGTGCCGGGCGCTCTCGTCGTCAATGACGCGCTGGAGCCGGTCGGCGGTGATCCGAGGATGGGTAGAAAGCGCGTTCAGCTCGGCGCGGATGGCCGTGCGGATCGCGGTCTCGGCAACCTCCGCGAGGGACGGCGCCGTGCCTTCGGTGGTGTCGTGGCGCTGCCAGCGGCCGGACTCGAAGGCTTCGCGGAGGAGGCCCTGGACGCCTTCGGCGACGCGCTCGGTCGGCTGCTCGGTGTCGAGGGCGATGGCGATGCGCTCGCGGTCGTCGTACATGGCGGCGGGCGCTTCGCCGTGGAGGTTTTCCGCGGTGACGCGGATCTCCGGGATCGGCTGGCGGCTGGTCGCGGGCCGGGCCGGCTGTGCGGGGATCCCGGAGAGGAGCGCGGGCACCTTGCCCTTGCGGGTGAGGTCAACGGCGGGGACAGAGGGCGTGATCTCGTGGTGCTGTGCCATCATGGCGTTATCCGTTTCTGTCGTTGAAGCCCTGGGTCGCTGCCGAGCGATGAGCCCGGGGCTTCGGCGTGTGTGGATCGGTAGGCCCTCAGCTAGGCGTTGGCGCGCCAACTGAGGGCCGCTCTACGCGCTCTCCAAGAGGTGGACGAGCGATGCGGTGATGACGCGATGTCTGGATCCGAAAGACAGAGTCCGCACCGGCGCCTCACCACGCTTCACCAGGTCATAGAGGTGAGACTTCGAGATCCCGAGTGCGTTCGCGGCCTGCGGCACGCTGACGGTGGCTGGCCACTTTCGAACCTCTGCGAGGGTCGGCGAAGCCATCAGACGCTGCTCGTCGTTCGCGTGTGGAGCCACTGCTCCACGTCCCTCCGGCGATACCGGACCGGAGCGGCGCGGCCTCGCCCGAGCTTGACGTAGGCGGGCCCGGTCCTGCGCCACCGCATGTTCGCGAGCGTCTGCCGGCCGAGCTTGGTCATGGCTCCGACGTCAGCAGGCGTGAGCAGCTCCTCGGGATCCCGCCTGATTTCCGTGAGCATCGAACCCACAGGCATGATCATCCCCTTCGATTGCCATGCACATCGTTTCGATGTGTCGACACCTCGAACTGTAGCGGCGCGAAGGTCGGGGAACAAGTGGGATTGCGTGCGCATCAAAATGATGCCAACCTAGGGCCGTGGCAGACGACAAGAAGAACCCTCTGGGTCCCACTGGCAATCAGGTCAGAACCAACGTGGAGCGCGTGCGGGAGACCCGCGGCCTGACCAAGAAGCAGCTGGCCGACAGGGTTGCTGAGCTCGGACGCCCGATCCCGCCTCTGGGTATTTCACGGATCGAGGCCGGGACCCGGCGGGTCGATGCTGACGACTTGGTGGCGCTCGCCGTCGCGCTGAACGTGAGCCCCCTTGCCCTTCTTCTGCCAGCGGACGAGGGCCCAGATCCGTATATCTCTCTCACGGACCGGGTGGCCGTGACCCTGTCGCGGGCTTGGAAGTGGGCGCGCGGGGAGCGCGCACTTTCCATCGCCCCCGGCGAGGAACCCAGCGCCGATCAGCAGGACGCTTTCGCTCGCATCAGCCAGTCGGCCAGACAGCGCTACGTGAAGGACCAGCCTGCCGGCCGCGCCGTGGACGCCCTGCATGGCGAGGTCTATCGCCTAGTCGAGATCTCTGGCGTCTCCACCGAAGCAGTGGACGAGGAGTTCAGTCGACGGCTCGCGAGCGTCCGGGTGTGGCTCGACCGCGTCTCCGTCGAGGTGCAGCAGGCCGCAGCAGAGCACGACGAGCTGGCCAAGGAGGCCAGGACGGTGAAAGCAGAGCGGCTCAGGCCGGAAAGCACTTGATTGGCCGAGCACACGAGCTTCGGATGGAGGCGGCGCCATGGCTGAGATCAGGAAGGTGCAGCTCGGCAACGGGCAGACACGCTATCGGTTCGTAGTGGACGTGGGCCGCGACGAGAACGGGCGGCGCAAGCAGCTGACCGTCACTCGCGACACTAAGGCGGAAGCCAAGGCGGAGCTCGCTCGACTTCAGCACGAGCGGCGTACCGGCCAGCTCATCCTCCCGAGCAGGATGACCGTGTCCGAGCTGCTGGACCTGTACATGGAGCACAAGCGCGCGGACGTCGAGGAGTCCACCCTTGTCGGCTACCGCAACGCTCTGGTGCACGCTCACGAGCGGCTGGGGCACATCCGACTCCAGGAGCTCACCGAGGACCACGTGGAGGAGTTCGTGTCGTGGCTCCTGACGGGCGCGCGCCGGCGCGGCGGGGAGAAGGGCACGGGGCTGCGGACGACGACCGCCGACGGGGCCCTGGGGCGCCTCCGGGCAGCGCTGCGCCTGGCGATGCGTAAGCGGCTCGTTGCGCGGAACGTGGCTGAGTACGTCACCGTGCCGCGGATGGCGCGGAAGGCGGACCGGCGCGCGAACGAGCGGGCGAAGCCATGGGACGTGACCGAGGTGCAGACGTTCGTGGTCGGCATCCGGGACGATCGCCTGTTCGCGCCTCTACTGCTCGGGCTCATGGGTCTGCGGCCGGCCGAGGTGGCTGGGCTCCGGTGGGATGACATCGACTTCCAGGCAGGGACGCTGGCCGTGGCGAACACCCGCACGATGATCGGCAATGCCCGAGTGCTAGAGAAGGACACCAAGAGCGAGGCCGGTGAGCGGACGCTGCCGCTCCCCGAGCCTGTGCGGCTGGCACTGATGAACTTCCGGGTCCTACAGGAGGCGGAGCGAGCCACCATGGGCTCGTACTACCTCGACTCTGGGTACGTGTTCGTGGACCTGCTCGGGGACGCGATGAGTACGCGTCAGCTGCGGGAGCACGCCTACTCGCTGATGGCCAAGGTCGGCCTCCGGAAGGTCCGCCTGTACGACGCCCGCCACAGCTGTCTGACGTTCCTGGCGGTGAACGGCGTACAGGACACCATCCTGGCTGCGTGGGCCGGCCACACGAACGCGTCGTTCACCAAGCGGGTGTACGTCCATCCGACGGCCGCGGACATGCGTACGGCCGTGGTCCACCTGAACGCGCTTCTGGGCGTGAGTGAGGGGGCGTCAGAAGTTCCTATGTGAGAAACTGTGAGATTTCCGCTCTTAGCGAGCGGGCAAAACGGCCCCTGACCTGGTACCTCTCCGAGTGACGTAGAACATGCTCCCCATCATAACGGCCTGTACGTCCTGTACATTTTTTACAGAGGCCGCAGCAGACGTCGCAGACGCGGCCGCCGGAGCGGCCGCTTGAGGAGTGGTACGCCGTGAACCGTCCGTCCGCCCGTCACGTCCTGCCCGAGTTCACCGAACGCACGAGCGGCGGGCAGCGCACGCTCGACCCGTACGCCAAACTGCTCGGCGAGCGGATCGTCTTCCTCGGCGCCCCCGTGGACGACACGTCCGCCAACGACGTCATCGCACAGCTCCTGTACCTGGAGTACGCCGCACCTGACCAGGACATCTCGCTCTACATCAACTCGCCCGGCGGCCCGATCAGCGCCATGTCCGCCATCTACGACACGATGCAGACGGTGACCTGCGACATCGTCACCACCTGTCTGGGGCAGGCCGCGTCGACCGCGGCCGTGCTGCTCGCGGCCGGCACCCCGGGCAAGCGCATGGCCCTGCCCGGCGCCCGCGTGGTCGTCCAGCAGCCCTCACTGCCCGAACCGGTGCAGGGGCAGCCCACCGATCTGGACATCCGGGCCCGGGAGTTGCTGCGGCTGCGGGAGCAGCTCACCGCCATGCTCGTGCGGCACTCCGGCCGGAGCGCGGATCGAGTCGCCGCCGACCTCGATCGCGACACCGTGTTCGATGCCGCGGGCGCCAGGGAGTACGGGCTGATCGACCACATCATCAAGAACCGGAAGACGTCGCTGACTTCCGCCGGCATCGGGTGAGCGTCGGTGCTGCCACCCGAGCTGCCGCCGCTGCCCGCACTGACGCGCGCCGAGAGCGAGTTCATCGACAGCTATCTCGAAGTGATCGACCAGGTGGGAAGGATCAACCCGGCACGCGGGACACACACGTATGGAGCCCTTCGTGCCGCACAGGCCCTGGTCGCCCGGGCCACGGCTCTCCGCGACGCCCTGGCGGTCATGCACATGCGCGGCGAGAGTGAGCTGCACACCGTCACATTGGCCCATGCACTGCGGGTGTTGGACGGCGAGCGCCGAACCTCCCGGATCACCGTGCCGCCGGAACAGACGAGTTGACGCCCGACCGGGAGACGCGTCTCCTGGGGTGTCCGACGCGCCCGTGAAGCGTACGACTGGGTGTCGCCCATCCGGACGAGTGAGGGCTTCGACTTTCGTCCCGCGCAAGTTGCGCAAAGGCGTCTCCCGATTGGCCCAATGACCGGCTTCGCCGCAGGTACGGGGCTCGTGGCCCGGTGACGCCCCGTCGCCCGAACGGCCCTGTCCACTCGAACAGATCAGTGGTGAGTAGCCTCACAAATCGTCGTTTCGACTCGGAAATCCGGCAGTTCGTGGGTCAAGATCCCTGGGACGACAAGCCCCCGCCACCGCGGCGGGGCGGTCCGGGCGGACGCCGAGTCCTGCCGCCGCACCGGATGCCTGGTCGACATGAGGGCTTCGGCAGGAGTGGAGGACCCAGCAGTGCGGGCCGGCCGCCGGAACGGTGGCGGGCCCTTGGGGTGAAGCCGTTCGCGCGGCCGGGCATCTTCGCCAGTCCGAACCCGACAGGTCATCCTTCACAGGCGGCTGACGAAGGGTTGCGCATGACTGCGCAGACACATCTCCCGTCCCTGCTGTCCCGGACGGGTGCCGTCTCGGCACTGACGATCGCCGCCGTCGGCGGCTCGCTGATCGTGCCGGGCGGTGCGCCGGAGGCCCAAGCCGCCTCGGCATACGCGACCAAGGCACTCAAGGTCGCCGCGTCGAAGAAGGGAGCTCCGTACAGGTACGGAGCCACCGGTCCGAGCCGGTTCGACTGCTCAGGGCTCACGCTCTACGCCTACAAGAAGGCCGGCAAGCAACTGCCGCGCACGGCCCAGCAGCAGTACAACCGCACCCGTCACATCCGCGCCTCCCAGCGCGAGCGCGGTGACCTGGTGTTCTTCCATTCGCGTGGACACGTGTACCACGTCGGCATCTACGCAGGGGCCGGGAAGATCTGGCACTCGCCGAAGACCGGTTCCGTCGTGAAGCTGACGAAGATCTGGTCCAAGAGCGTCCGCTACGGGCGCGTGCGCTAG